TAAATGTGCTTTTAGTTGCAATACAAGGAGCAAGTAACAATGACGAACTAACTGTATCTGCGACATGTCCAGAATGTGAAAGTACAGTAGAAGGAGTAGCGGCGGCTTCATCGGCTATCGATAGTATGAGGCTTTTAGAACAAACTTATGAATTTACAACAAAAGATGATTTGCTTGTAGAAGTAAGGCCTATCACATACAGTAGCACAATTAAGGCAGGTCTAGCAACATTCAAAGCAAGTAGAAGTTTTGAAGGTATGGCACAAATTGAAGATGATGACGAAAGACTTAGAGTATTCAATGAAAACTTTGTTAAAATGTCAGAAATGAATTTTGAAATTTTAGTAGATAGCATAAATTCAATTACTATAGGCAAAGGTGAAGATCTTACAGTTGTAACAGATAGGGCACACATTAGAGATTACATGCTTAACTGTGAAGCAGAAGTTGGAAGAGAAATAGAAACATTAGTAGGAGAAATTAATAACATAGGTTTAGACAACACGGTTGGCTTTGTTTGTGATGATGAAAAATGTAGCCACGAATTTGAATCTAAAGTTAATTTTGATCCTGTAAATTTTTTCACAACTTCCTAGGGTCGGCCGAACCTAACGAAATTGTTAAGTTCTTAGAGAAGTTAAAAAAAGATGAAAAGGCCTTGATTACATCATTGATCGAAATGACTGTAACTTCTGAAGGAATGTTTAATTACATAGACTTATGGAAAACATCATACGAAGAAAGAGAAATCATGGTTAAGTCACTCAAAAAACATTATCAATTAAAAGCAGGTAAAAGTCCAGACGAAGATCTATAATGATATCCCCTTGGTATTATAATAATAAACAAGTTGACAATCTCCCTGAAGATTGTGAAGCATTTGTTTACATCATTACTAACAACACAAACAACAAAAAATATGTTGGTAAGAAGTTAGCAAAATTCAAAACTACCAAACCACCTTTAAAAGGAAAGAAAAACAAAAGACGAGGTTACAAAGAAAGTGACTGGAAAACATATTGGGGTAGTTCTGATCACTTAAAAGCAGATGTTGAAGAACTAGGTGAAGACAAATTTACAAGAGAAATACTTCATTACTGTCCTAGTCGAGGTGTTGCTAGTTACTTAGAAGCACAAGAACAGTTTGAAAGAAAAGTACTACTTACCGACGAATATTACAACGGAATAATCAATGTTAGAGTAGGCGGCTCAGAAATTCTTAAAGAGTCACTCAAAAAGATATAACTATAAATTGATTAAGGCACATAAGGCACATCAGGCATACAAGGCACACATAGGACCATACACCACCCCATCGAGGCACATAATATCGATTTCCTTGACAATCCGTTAAACACGGTGCGAGATCTGGAATGTATGGCGGTACATGAGATACAAACACACGACAACAGTATTAAACGATTCAGGCTCTGAGAAAAAGCAACCTGAGAATCAGTATAACAGAACTCTACAAGGTTATACAGGTTTCCGTGGGATTAGTGACGGTAGTGTATGAGGAGTAAAGGCCCACCGCTTCTTAACAGCACCCGAGTTAGAGATGACGATGCTCATCATGATGACGTCATTTTTTTCACCCGGCTACGGGTGAATTATGACTCAACTTTCATGATAACGGAGTAAGTTTCAAACAAATGAAAGAACGAAGTTTACGAAGTGATTGAATGTAGTTTGAAAAGACACGAAGTGTCTAATAGCATTTCCAACTATGTAAATGCTTGTGTTTGCTTATAGTGTTAATATCTATATCGTGTGTAATTTTTCCTAAAGGCAAATAGCCTATTGCTAATCTGGAATCTTCCCATTCATAAGGAATTTTATCTTTTATCTGCAAATAGAACTTGTACATTTCCAATTGATATTTCTTGTCAATAGTCATATCTTCGCCTAACCAACAATATAATCCAGATGCCATTTTATGTGTTAAAACAATTTGTTCTGCAGGAATATCTAAATCTTTATCATAAAACAATTCCATAAAGTGTTTACCTACATGAGGATAGTTCATGTAGATTTCTCCTTTCTTTTTGTTAGGAGTAAACATGTCATAGGCTTCGGGAGGTAAGTCTACGCCGGGATCGTTCTCTACAGTAAATAAAAATGCAGGATTAACTGTGCCCTTTTGCAGTCTTTCTAAATGATGTATTCTGTCGTTGAATTCACGCAATAGTGCAAACACTTTAGGATTATCTTTGTATTTGTCGTGATTTTTAGGAAAGTTTATATGCAGTTTATTTAGGTTATTTGTAGAGTCAGAATCAAGTAAAGATGGGTCTAAATCGTGTATTTTATCTACAATTTGCTGTATTTGTTGGGTTACTTCTTCTTGTGTTTCACCGAAGTTGTAGAACTCTTTACGGCTGATTACTTGGTTATTTTGGGTGCTTAAACGGTTGTAAAAAAGCCTTGTAACTTGGTTATCGTACAGTTCATAAGTAAGTTTAAGGTCTTTATTAACCCCTAAATAAACATCAATTAACATACTCTGTATCGGTATTATATGCTGTAAAACCGCCTTCTTTAACCACTGTAAGAACGTTATTTACACGGCCTACTAGTTCCTCTTTGTGTGATATAAGCATAATATTTTTACCTTGTTCTCGGTGCATTTTCTTAAGGATAGCAAGAGCATTTTCTACTCCCATTGTGTCCATACCACTGTCAACAAGTTCATCGATACACATTAAATTCATAGGTCTATTTAAACTCTCATACATGTCTCTAAATGCCCAACTTAAACCTAAAATAAGTCTATTACGTTCTCCTCTACTTAAATTATCAAAATCTAAGTCTCTGCCGTATTCTGTTATTTCTACACCTAAATCACTGCTGAATTTTACATCATGCGGTAAGCCTAATTTATCTAAATAATGTGCTAACCTATGATTCAAGTACATAATGTTTTGATCTATAATCTTCTTACGAATAAAACTGTCTTTGCTTGTAAGCAGTTTATATAAAAATTCTTGGTGTTCTAATAAAAACGTTAATTCGTTCATAGTGTCAAAACTAATTTCTTGAATACCTGTTTCACGTAATCCATCTATTTGATCAATGTAAGGATTTTCTTCTCCTACTTTTTCTTCTAATTGCAAAGTCATAGTTTTAAGATTATGTTTGTGTTGCAATGCATCTTCTATTTTACTATACTCTACAGTAGGAGTATCTTGTATGTTTCCTATCTCTGTGATTTTGTTTGTTGCTTCTGTGTGATCATTTACAAGATTTTCTAAATACAATTCTTCAGCAGTAATTTTTTCTTTTACTTCTTCTGTGTATTCTTCGTGTGTCTCTAAATGTGCTGTATCTTGGCCACATGCAGGGCATACGCCTTCTTTTGCTTTTACTAAATTGTGTTTAAGTTCTTCTAATTTTGCAGTACTTCTGTTTATGCTGTTTTGTAATCGCGATTTATCTGCTTCTAAAACATTAAGATCGCTTTTTTGTTTTGCAACTGTATCTGCAATTTTATGATTTTCTAATTCAACATCAATATCAATTGTTTCTAATTTTATAATTGCATTACCTAGTTCTTCAATTTTTAAATTTTTGTTTACGTCCCATGCTTTACTGCGACTTTCAATTTCTTTGATGTTTTTTTCTATATTTTCATTCGAAGTTGTAATTGCATTGATTCTAAATTCTTCTTCTTTGATACTGTCTCTTGTACCTTTCATTAATTCTTTGAGTACATCAGCCTTTCTAGACAGTTCTGTTATTCCTAATAGTTGTTCGATCATATCTCTTTGATCGTTGTTTTTCATAGCAAGGAAAGGTTCAGTGTATGTGTTCAATGCAATTAAATGTTTGAACATACTATGAGGAAAGCCTATAATTTTTTCTATTTCTTTTTGTGTCTCTCTGCTGTCGCCTTGTTGTTCTTGATCTAATGCATCTTCACCATTTACAAATAAACGTAATACATTAGGACGTCTACCTCTTTCTATTCTGTACTCTTTGCCTTCAATTTCAAATTCAGCAGTTACAACCATTCCTTTACCATTTGTTTTGTTGATAAGATTGTCACGTCTAATGTTTGTTAGTGCTTCGCCATATAATGCATAACTAAGTGCATTAATAATTGTAGTTTTACCTGTGCCGTTTCTACTACCGTCACCACCCATGTCTAAGTTATGACCGAGCACCAATGTGAGTTGACAGTTATCAAAATTAACTGCTTGAGTATTGTTCCCAACACTCATGAAATTCTTTGCTGATACGTTTTTAATTTTTAGCATTATTTTTATTCTTTAAAAATAGTTTGTTTGCTTGGCGTTGCATACTTTTTTCGACTTGCTTGTCAAACCAATTTCTAAACCACTTTCTTAATTTTCCCATTATTCGATCTCAATGCTGTTATAGATATCAATCAATTTATCTTTTTCTACTGTTTGACTTTCTATTGTTTCTAATTGTTGTATAACAATTTGATCGACACTTTCAAATGTTATTTCACCGCCTTCATATTCCTCTTCTTCTTTTATAGGAATAAGTTGTAATTCTCTAACTTTATACTGTTCAGCCATTTTCTCTCTAATAAAGTTTGCCTCTTCATATGAGATACTGATATCTAGTTTTACTCTAGCATAAGTGTATTCATCTAGAAGTCCTTGGTGATTGTCTAGTAGTTCCTTTAATGTAAATGCTCTATACTTAGGACATTCTGACCAATTTACATACTGCGGTTCTTCGTCCCATGTTAAAAACATTGCACCACGTTCGTCATCGCCAACATCTGAATAGTTGTGAGGGAAAGCATTACCTATATAGTGTATGTTATTTTTGTATTGGCGTTTGTGGAAGTGTCCACTGAATACATATTCAGGACCAGTTAAATGTTCTGCTTTTATACCGCCATGGTCTGGCATTTCTACCATTGCATTCATTTTAAAGTACGGAAGTTCAAAATGCCCGAACATATACTTGACATCCATCTTTTGTACTTTCTTGTATTCGTCTCCTACTAACCAAGGAATA